GTTTTTATCATCTCCTCATTCAAACTCTGAATCTTTTGATCCAAATCTTTTGAAGTTTTAGAAAATTTTTGCGCCCTTTTGAATGTGCCCATCAATATAAAGATTCTTTTATGTTAGTATTTATTCTAAGTATTATCCTCAAGTTTCAAAAAAAAGTCAACCCTGAGATTCAGTAAATCTAATACTGGTTGCAACATTACAAGATTGCTGTCCAAGATTTTTTGCGGTAACAACAAGAACATCTGGTCCGTCAGGATAAACATTAGGTCCACCAAGAATACTGTTACCAAGATCTCTAATCCCAGAAATATCAAAATAAGTTGCAGTCAATCTATTAGATCCTTCATCAGTAAAGAACTGCGCTACAAGATCACCACTGGAAATACTAAAGTTGCTAGCATCTTGTGTATGGTCAGCGTATTGAGAAATACTTCCATTACCCACACCATTCCAGTTACCTTCGGTTTGATAATATTCACATTCAGGATTAATCTTCAGTTTAATCTGAACTTGACCATCAGTAACAACACCCAAACTTCTTAGAGCGATTGCAGATCTATTAATAAGATTTCTGACACCAAAGAATGATGGAATTCCATAATCAACACTAGGTGCTAACCTGATAGAAATAAGAGGAACTTCCGCACCTGCAGCAATACTATCAGTTCCATCAGTAGATGCTGTAAATAGATAAGATTTGTCTTCATCAAAACCACCATCCATAATAACAGATACACCCCAGTGACTTAGAACTGGAGAACAATTTTGATTGTACGAAATCCAACCATCATTAATAGATGCTGAAGTATTACCAGCACCAAGAAATCCAATATTTCTATTATCCAAACTTAAAGTTGTAATTCCAGCAACACTATCTTGAGAGGATTTTGTATACTCCATGTACTCATTGTTGACAATAACAGTTCCTTTATTAGGAATCATAACACCGTCATCATATGTGATTTGCAATTCGGTATCACTAGTAGATAAATCTGCTTGAATTTTACCATTAATAGAATTAGTATTAATTTCAAATCGACCTGGAAGGTTACCAGATCTCATATAAGCTTCAGTATTTACGTTATTGTTTGGGTACTCGTGGAAATAAAATACGTTTCCATCAAGTCCTCTCATACCATATCTAATTTTACCAGCACCATACCAAGAATAATCAATGTAAACCATCTGCATTTTAGATGCATCAAAGATATACCCCGAAGGTCCAGTTCCATCTAACTTATCAATACTAAAGTTAGAACTTTTTGTTCTAAGGTCAGTAACTTTTACAAACTTTTGATTTGTAATTGAAGGTCCTTTATAATCTGGAGATATTGTCAGAGAAGTATCTGAAGTTATATCAGATACAAGATAAGTAGTCCCTTTAAAAACAACTCTATCTCCTTCAGAAAGTTGGGTTTTAAACTTTGTATTAGTTCCAGTAACAGTTGTTTCGTTAGCATTAACAGAAACTAGTCCTCCTATTTGTTGTGTAGAAGTTCTCCGAACAGCATATAAATCTTGTCCATCATATTCCATAAACAATCCATTCTGATCATCAAATAATCCAGCACGTACTTTTGCATCGTTCCAAGATTCCACTTCTACTTTACCAAGTCCCCCTGGAGTAAGGTCTGTTGGTATTTCAGTTAGAGTCCCTACACCAACATTAACTTCAAATATTTTAGGTGTTGGTACAGCAGATACTGATGTAGAAATATTATAATTATTTGCACCAGAAGAAACTGTTAGTCCAGATATTTTAATGTCTGCACCTGGTCGGTATGTTCCTGGTTGAGCAAATCCATGATACTGCTCTGTTTCAATGGTTAGTTTATAAAACTGATTGTTAGTTTCAACATAATTTTCAGAACTAACTCCAATAGTTGCGATATCATAAGTAGGTCTGAAAAGCACACCACTACTATATTGAATGCCTTTACCTGATTGATATCTAAAGTAAGGTCTAGTTTGTCTTACGATTTTACTATTTGGAACATAAGATTCGGGCGAAATCTGAACACCTCCATCAAAATATCTATGCTGTGCTGCACCAGTATTTCTAGCATATATTTTTGTACCAGCTCCAGATAAAGTTGCTGTTGTTGCATAGTTGGTATCTTTTAACGCAAGATATTCAAACTCAGTAGAACTAATAACTTTATTAATTCTAAAAGATCCAATCCAATCAACAGTACTGGCAGAAGAATCTACAACGTAAATAGTAGAACCTAAAAACAACGAAGGTGGTGATGAAAAAGTAATTCTAACTTGCTTAGATGAAGCAATAGATTCTACTTTAGTGTACGGAATCTCAGCAGTATAATAAAATCCTCCAGTGTAAATAATAGTATAATCTGTTTTTTGGTCTTCTGTATACGTTTCTGGAGCAAGTAATGGAAGATAAAATTCCGTTATACCAGCACCAACATCAGTACCTACTTGAACAATAATCTGGGAACTATCGAGATAAACAGTATCTTTAGTTTCTTTCAGGGTGATAGGTTGTCCTATAGCGAACGGTGGTGTTGCAGCTCCAGTTGTTGTAACTTTAACCAGATTTCTTGTTACCGTATCAAGTGTAAGAAGATAACTATCCCTAACAATATAACCAGTATTAAAATCAGCACTAACAGTATTTTGGTCTGGATTCCAAGTAAGTTGAATAGCACTACCATCACTAAGATGATTCACACCATCAGATCTACTCTTAAAGTAATGAACTAGTATATCATTACTTCCTTCATTGAACTCAATAAATGCGGTATGACTTAAATCAGTATTACCTCTTGTAGATGCATCAGCTGTAGCATCTTGCGCTTCATACTTAATAATAAATTCTCTATTTGGAGAAGTTCCTCTAGTAAAACTTCCAACTTTTGCTAACTGCATTGCTTGAGCAAAGAACTTTAAATGAGGACCATTAACGTAGTTTGCATTCGCTAGAGTTCCTGTCGTAGTTCCTTGTGAAGTATTAAAGAACAAAACACCATCTTGATTTAGTTCAACTTGGTTTGTTGTCTGACCTAAAACAGTAACTGAAAATGGTAGTGTAATATTTGGAGTTAGTTGCGAACTGTCCAAAAATCCAAATTCAGATGGATTGATTGATCCAGCAGTTGATTGAACATAATAAGAAAAACCAAGTGCAGAACCTCCATTGTTATTTCCTGGAGGACTTCCTGTTGGAGCAGCATTATTTTCGGCAGCAACCAAAGTAAAGTTCATTGGAGCAACAATGTCCAATCCAAATCTATCATCATCAATAGCAGCAAGAGCTAAGATCAAGCAACCATCTTCAAGAGTGGTAATATTAGGAGGATTTGGAACATTAGTAGTATTTGCAGTAGCAGAAGTTTCAAGAACATCAGAAGTATCTATTCCACGAAATACAACTACAGAATGTGCTACATCTCCTCCAGAATCAAGTCCAGTGATTGTAGTATCTGGAGTTGCACCCATCACTTTATAGGCAACTTTAGAATCTACAGCAGCGTTGCTACTAATGATTTGAGTGTAAGTGGATGGAGTACCAGGTGTACCAGCATCTGCAGCGGCAAAATAAACAACGACATCATTTTCTTGCAATCCACCAGGAAGAGAAAAACTACTAGTTCCGCCCTGAGCAGTTGCAGAACCCACTACAGTAACACTACCAGTAAGAGTATTTAATGCAACTGTATGTGCTGTATAGGAATCACTTGGATTTCCATCAGCAACAATTACAGTATCATAATACAAACTTTCTAAAGTACTATCATAAGTAGTAGAGGATGATGTTGGATTACTTATGACAGTTGAAGATGCAATACTTACAATTTGATTGGTGGTAAAAGCAGGTTCATTTGAGTTTTGATATACAGAAGGAATCTCATTTTGTGTTTGTATAGTTTCCCATTTTGTTGGTTGCAATGAATATTCAAAGTCAGTATCAATAATAGACGTTGGATTTGCTATTCTTAACCTATCAACAGGATCTTTAAATGGTTCTGAAGGTTCTATCTGAACTTCATTCTTGTCAATATAAATTTGCAAAACATCGTCGTCTGACATTGATGTAGTATCATAAGTCAGAGTGATTGTCGTTACGTTTGATGATGAGTTATAATTTACACTAGCTCCTTTAGTAGACGCAGTAAAATTATAAATTATAATGTTATCAGTAACATTAGTGATTAAAAGAAGATGCATTAAATCAACATAACCAGGTATTGCTACTGTTTGTGCAGATGCATCAAATGTATAAGTATCGACTAGTCGTTTTGCCATTTCTTAAAAATGATAAAGAATGAAATATTTTTGTGATCTATCAAGACCAGTTTACCAGAAAGCAATACTATAAGCAAGTGCTTCTTCTTCAGTTACACCTCCTTCAGCGACCTGATTATTTGCAACTTCTATAATTTCTGATCCGTCTCTGACATATATCTTTTTATCTGCACTATTCACTGCCAACTCTCCATCGGCAAGATTGCTAGTTGTTGGTACAGAAGATGCTACGCTAGATCTTTTTGGTTTTAGTATATTTGCCATTATTAAAAAATATATTTTATCAGTTGTAATCGATTACAGTATCAGTTTTTGATTCTGCTTTTTTAGTTCTTGTTGTTTTTGTTGGAGTGGAAAGTTTAGCATTCTCTGCTTCCAACTCCATAATTCTTTCTTGCAATTTCATAATAAAACCAGCAGAGGCATTGAGTTTTGCCTCTGCTGTAATTAACTGATTAATAAAATCTGTAGTTCTCACCTGATATGCTTTGATGATATCAGTGTACTCAACTTCATAGTTCATTAGCTATAAGTTCCTCCATCAAAAATAAGGTTCACTGCCTCTTTGGAACTATTTATGACCTCATCTCCAGCAGTGATTCCACCAATGTAGAGTCCATTAGATGCCAATGGAGCAAATGCTGAGATAGAAATTTGAGGATCAGCAGTTCCAGTATCTGAAGATTCTGAAATCTCAGAAGCAGCAACCATGAACTGATTGTTCAACCATACAAGTGCGGACTTCTTAGCGGTAGTTGCATGATAGTTGAATGCAATACCAGTATCCCATGAGGTAGCGGAAGTTGGTTCTGCACCATTAACAAGACCAAGCTCAATTAATCTGTCTTCGATTCTTGTGGTTTCTGCACTGAATGTTACTGCAGTACCAACAACCTGAAGATTACCAGAAACAGTCAAATTGTTTGTGATAGTTACATCATCGGGAAGACCAACAGTTACAGTTCCATTTGATCTAGATACTTCTACTTCGTTTGTAGTTCCACTGATTGCAAGTACAGCACCATTAGCACTGTCTGCAAGAGTTACGTTACCAGAAGAAACAGAGAAGTCACCAGAATCGAATGAAGCAACACCCTTGTTGCTGTCACTAGCATCTTCACCAGCAACTGTAATAGTTGTTCCAGTATGAGTAACATTCATACCTTCTCCACCAAGGATGCTAAGTCCATGGGAAGAAGGAGTCAGAGCACCACTATCAGTGGTTACGGTCTTGACAACTGTATCTACAAGTGTTACTGCACCAGAAGTTACACCAAAGTCACCAGAATCGAATGATGCAATACCTTTATTTGCATCAGTAGCGTCTTCACCAGCTACAGTAATGGTTGTTCCAGTATGGGTAACATCCATACCCTCGCCACCCAGAACACTGAATCCATGTGAAGAAGGAGTCAGAGCACCACTGTCAGTGGTTACGGTCTTGACAACTGTATCTGCAAGAGATACATCACCTGAAGATACACTGAAGTCAGTAGTATCGGAGAATGATGCAATACCTTTATTTGCATCAGTAGCATCTTCGCCAGCAATAGTAATGGTGTTATCAGTTACTGTGGTGTCAATACCTTCACCACCAGTAAATGTGAGAACATCTGACAGAAGAGAAACTGAATCGTTAGTTCCACTATCTGCACCGACCGTCAAAGATGCGACAGCATCAATGAATGAAAGATTACCTGATCCATCTGTTGCCAGAACCTGAGATGCAGATCCATCAGTTGCTGGAAGTGTGAGATCCAGATCAGATGCCATTGTAGCAGGAGCAATCAGACGAACTTTGTTAGTTCCGTTATCTGCATCCTCATAAAGATTGAGAGCACCTGGACCAGCAGTCGTTGCTCTAGAAAGAATTTGAAGTGATGCTAAATATGTCTCTGCATTGGCAATTGAAGTACCAGCACCTGCACCATTGGCACCGGAATTACCGACATATAAAGCACTGTCATTTAGATCTAGTACTGGTTCTCCCTCATAAAAAATACTTCCGGGAGCACCAGTACCTCTTTTAAGTTGTAGCCTGTTCGCCATGATACTTGTACTTACGTACTTTTATTTATATTTAATTATATGTTCCGTAGTCAACAATATTTGGATCTGGATTAGCATCAGCATTGATGCCAAAGTATGTTTGGGGATCAACAAAAACAAACTTTGCAGAATTAGAATCATATACCATTAAAGATCCATCTTGAAGATTTGTAATGTCAGTATCAAACAATCCTGTCAGAGTTCCAGTGAAATCTCCTGCCTCACCAATGGCATCTGCAAATATAAACTTATTAATAGATCCATCATATTTTAAATACTTTCCATCGTAAATAGATGGATTTGTTGTTATTCCAGCAGTAACAACATCATTTAATCCAGTCAATGTAGTAATTTCATTACCACCACCAACAGTAGATAACTGCGTTTGAATCCTTCTGATGAATAACTGATAGTGTTCTCTAAGTTGCTTGAAAGTAACAAACTCTTGCTTCAAAGGTGTAAGGGGATCCTCAGTTTTATTTTCAGGAGGTTCATCAGTAATTTCTTCTTCAATTTTCTGAGTTTCTTCTTCGATAAGTTCTCTTTCAAGTTGCTCTTGCTGAATATTGTAAACATCAAGAAGAACAGATTCAAGATGCTCTAACTTAGAATCAATAATACTATTTCTTTCATTGAATTCGTTATAGAAGTTGGACAGTTTCTTTTGA